CTGGTTTTCTTGTTAGGGTTAGAAGGCTGGTTTTCACAATCGTCCAATACATCAAAAAATTCTGAACAAGCTTCCCTTGATTCAAGTGTGCCATCAAACTCAGCTTCTATTTCTTCCAACCCTTCCACAACATCTTCATCTTGTTCTGTTTCAATGGCCTTTTTGATGTTTTTCCATTTAGGGAAAAAACAAAAGGGAAAAACTCTAGAGTCTTTGTATTCTACATTCTTCAGAATCAATTCATACATACTCTTTTTTCTAAAAAAGCTGAATGTTTTCTTTTCATATTCTTTAAACATCCCGAAATCCTTTTTATAAGGTACACCAGAACTGATTGCTTTGCCCTTTGACCTAAATCTAGATGTCTTCTGCATTTTGAATATTTTTGCAGGTGTGTAAACTCCTTGCAATGCCCTCAGGCTACAATTACAAACAATAAACAACCTTGCCCAATCAGAATGTTTTGTTTCATCTATCGGAACAGCCCTCAGCAAATCATTCTTTTTAACACCTTCGTAGAAAGACTTAAACAATTCAATATCATTAAAAATTGTTGAAAACAATTCTTGGATAATTACGGAAAAGTAATCAGTGTATACATCCCAGTTAGAAGAATTATAGTATCCTGATTGCAACAAAGTTTCCAAATCACTTTTTGTCATCATGACTTTGGTGTTGAAAACTGATTGCTCTTTCTTGTACAAGTATGACAAACCTTTAGGTAAAAGGTCAAACAGCAATTCTCTAATTGTTTCTAGACAGCCTTGAGACTTTTCTGGGTAAGAAGAAACCAATATCAAAGGGTCTCTCAAGAATTCTGGCAGCATTGTGTTTCTTATAGTAAATGCCATTTGGTATGCATCACCTCCCCAGTCTGACAGAAAGTTGTTCCAATTTTTTTCTTTGAAATCTGTTGAATAAATCTCAGCAAAATCACTAACTATTTCCTTCAAATTGTCTTCTATAAATCTTTCCCTGTAATAGGACATTAGTGCTTGAAGTACACTCTTTGGTAAAGTTCTCCATTCCACGTTCATCTCAAGGAGCTCCTCCAATCTTACTTCAGAAACCGGGGTGTATTGGATTTTATTCTCTCGGCAGTACTCAGACAAGCAAATGTTCAAATCATAATTTTTTTGTTCAAGCTTGCTATAAATAAAGCAGTGGTACAGATGTGTCTTAGTTATATTATCTACTAGCTTTTCGAAAGGAGCCTCTTTGTCTGTTTCTATATGTGCAGGGCTGCTGTAAATAAAATTTTTAAAAATTTCTCTTATGTTGCCTTCTTTTCTGAATTCAAACAGATTCTCAATTTCGGAAAATGGAATTTCTAGCAACGATAAGAGTGTTTCAATTCTATAAGGTTTGTTTAAAACATTGAAAGTTCCATCTTTCTTTGCAGGCTTTAAACAGTCTGTATCATCCACAAACAAATTCAAATTATTGAGTATTTGGCAAGGACAGTAAACATTTTCAAGTTCATAACATTTTGCAATTTTGTCCACACCATTCACAGAGCCATAAGCATAACTGTCATCTTCTGGGGAAACATTCTGTGAAACTTTCAGTTTTTGAGTTCCTAATATGCATTTAAACAGCATTAAAAGTTGAGTATCATCTGTTGGTGAATTTGCCTCCATATGTGTTACTTCACTATTTCTTATGTAAACTATAAATTTGCTTGAAAAAATGTTTATTTGAAATGAACCATAACCAGCCCATTTCAACCCCACTCTCACTTGTTTTTTTACCCAGCATATCCATATCAAATTTTCATTTCTCAGTGTTCTCAAACAATTCAAATAAGATTTGGAGAAATGTTTAACCCAACTGACAAAAGATTTTTTTGCTATCTCTTCAAAATTATCTAGCGTGAGCCCAGTCTCTTTGTGCAGAACATCGCTTTTATCAAAGTTTCTTTTGTTGCAATAATCAAAGAATTTCAACGTTATCAGATTGTTCAAGACTCTTGGAACAAACTTGTCTCGAAACTCAATCATTTGAAACCTAGCCAAGGCTTTGCTGTAGATTCTTGTTATTTTTTTGTTTGGGAAAGTATTGGTTTCAATATAATGGAATAAGTCATAATAATCCTGTATCAATCTATGGGAACTGTCTATATAGCCATATAAAAACATTTCAGTTTCAGCAGACTTTATAGCTTTCCTCCCAAAGAATACAAAATTGTTCTTGTTGTTTGGATCTGCTGAAAGCCTCTCCAAAAATTC